GTGTTGGTCCTATTTGGGCACCTCTTGCAGCAGCAGCAGCAATTACTGCGGGATTAGCCAATGTTCGGAAAATACTATCTGTAAAATCTGGATTACCAGGAGATACCGGAGCAGGAGCAAGCGGAATTTCAGCAGGGTCAATCACGACACCAAGGGGTACATTTCAAACTGGCCAAGTTACAAGTGATGGGGGAATATCTGTTCAGGCATTAATTGATTCAACAGCCAATGCAGTAGAGCAAGGGGTAAAAAAAGCTATGTCTGAAATTCCCAGAAATGTTTTAGTTGTTGAGGAAGTAACAGCCAGGCAAGGATCACAGAAAGCCGTTTCACAGGTTGCTACTGTCTAGATTTCGGAATCAGTTTAATATCGTAATCTTTAAGATGTTCCATTTCGCCAATCTCGATAACAAATCTGCCGGCCACCTTTTTAGCTTTGTGATTTGTTGGTAATAATCCTCTTTTAGCCTTACGAATTACTGTTTTAGCAGAGCAATTCCCCGCGTATTTCTTAGCATATTCCCTTGCTGATAGAATCATTTCCTTTGCATTGCCCTTAAATGCCTCTGCTTCCTTGCAAAGTTTGACAGTTTCCCCCCGCTATTCCTACTGACAAATGCTTCCGGCTTCCCTGCTAATTTCTTTTGTGCAGCCATTTGCAAATCAAGGGGAATAGGAATATAGCCAGCTTCCTCAAGCGTCTTATACCATTTCTCTAAATCAACTTTCTCTAAATCAACTAAATGCCCTGTGTCTGGATTCATAATTTTATGTTTGTGTCTGTTACTGGACAAATATACAATAAACCTATTGACATTGTGGGATAATTATCAATACTTTTGTAGCTATGATTCCGCAAAGGATACAAATTCATCCAAAAATAACATCATGAAAAGATTAACTTGCTTTCTGGCAATAGCTATCCTGTTTTGTATATCGGTATTTTCTCAACCACTTCCTGAACCAACTGAAACCGGACCCGATTCTTTACAGGGACTCAGGACAACTCTCACGATTTATTCCGGTCTTATTGATGGATATTGGGATTATTCAACTCAAATAAAATCAACATTTGGGGGATTGGGGGACTCGACAAACTTTTCAGTTATTGCTTACCAGAGTAATGACCGGGATCAAAGTGTATGGACAGCGATTACAGCGGCAGATACACTTGCAACCATTACAGATGATTCGGGCATATTAAGTGAAGTCACAGATTTTACAGGGCTTTGGATTAAATATGTGCTTATAAGCCTGTCACTTGATACAATGTTAATAGAAACATACCAGGTTAAAAAGAAATTCAGATTATTTTAATTCAGCATTATGACTGAAGGCCACATATTCATACAAGGCATAATTTCTCCTTGGCAGGACAAAGCTGCTGAAGAGTGGGGTGAAGTGAATATCAAGCAAGTCACTCAGCAGATCCAGGATAATGTCGATGCTGAAAAGCTGATCGTTCATATTCATTCTCCTGGAGGAGATGTTGATGAAGGATTCGGAATTCATGATATATTAGTTGCTTCGGGGAAAGAAATTGAAACTCGTATTGAAGGGCTTTGTGCATCTATCGCAACAGTGGTTTCTCTGGCAGGATCAACTCGCTTGATTACTCAGAACTCAGAGTTTATGATCCATAATCCCTGGGGAGATCCAGGACCAGGAGATGCTGCCGAACTTCAAAAAGCAGCCGATCAAATGCTAGCAGCCGAAAACAGGGTTATTGATTTCTACGTTTTTAAAACCGGAGCCGCAAGGGATCTTATTCAGGAAATGATGAAAGAAAATACCTATATGACAGCTGAAAAGGCTGAAGAATTAGGATTTGTTACCGGAACAATCGTAACCATGAAAGCCGTTGCAAAAGTTAGATTTAATAAATCAGATAAAAATATAACCATGACTAAAAAAGAACTCGAAACCGCAATCAGTAAAGGACACAATTCATTACTTGACAAACTCAAAGGACTTTTCAAAGCACAGGCATTGACCATTACCGCCGGTGATGGAACTGTTCTTGATTTCGGGGACCAGGTGGAAACCGTTGAGGAAATTGCAGTGGATATGACTGCCACGATTGAAGGCGGTGGGACTCCTGAAGGTGATTTTGTAATGCCAGACGGCAGAACATTTGTTTTTGATTCAGGAACCCTTACAGAAATCAAAGAAGCAGAGGGAGACGATGATGATGTTGAGGCATTGAAGCAGAAAATTACTGACCTGGAAGCGGAACTTGCAACGGCAAACGCTCAGGCAGAGAAAACTGAAACGGCGGTAAAGGCGATCCAGAAGGAACTCGTTGAATTCAAATCGCAGGTAACATCCAATATTAAAACCTTTGCAAAAGAGGGATTTGATAAAGGTGACGGAGATGGGGAGGAAAACCGTTTCGGAAATCTCAAAATAGCACAATAATAAGTATAGAATATAACCATAAAAATAATTCATCATGGCATCAGAAATTAACATATCAGCATTAGATCTAAATCCACAAGAGGCATTAAGCGCAAGCGAGGCAGTATTTACCAAATCGCTTATGAAGCCTGAATTGGCCGATGTTCATAGTGTAATGACCGGCATCCAAATGAAAACCTCTATTCCTATCTATGGGAGGTTTGGAATTACGGGTCAGAAGTCCCTCGGTTCATGTAATGTGAACGCTGAAACCGTTTCATCTGTTGCCAGTGAAAAATTCTGGGATCCTGAACTTATTAATTCCCGCTTTTCACATTGCCAGGAGCAAATCGATCAGCTTTTCAAAATGTGGGAAAGGAATCCAAGCGCACTTAAAACATGGGATACGATGGATCCCGGCCAAGAGGAATTCCTGGTTGACCTGACTGCTGATGCTTTAATGGAATCCATTCTGAGAATCACATCCTTTGGAGATGAATCCGGAACTGCTGTAACCAGTGGTGGTAATATCAAAGACGGGATTGATATCCTTTATTTCACAATGTTGAACGGACTATGGCAACAATTATTTTCAGCCGTTGCCGGTGGCACAGCTACCCGCTATCAAATCACTGAGAATGGAGCCGCAACCGAGACACAGCAGTTCGCCCTTGCCTCTGACCGCGCACTGAAGGTATTCCGTAGTCTCTATGAAAATATTGATACCCGCGCATTCCGTGATGGTACACTCGTTTATGAAGTCACCAATAGCCTGCTGTTGAACTGGCAATCATTCCTCGAGGATAAATCATTAAATATTTTGTTGGACAGGGTCGAGGAAGGAGTAACAAAATATCAATACAGAGGTATTCCGATTATAGTTCGATATGATTGGACCAACAACATAAAGTCCTATTTCGATACCACAACAAAACTACATCTGCCTAACCGCGCAATACTCGGACCAATCAGTAATATCCCGGTTGGTACCAGCGATGAGAGCAACCTGAAAGATATGAATATGTTCTACGATCCGGTAACCAAAAAGCTGCTGACCGATACTGCTTACTATATCGATTGTAAGCTGGTTGAGGACTTCATGACTGCCGTAGCATATTAGATCTAAATAACTGAAATGAGCTGTTTAACAGGCATAACCCAGGCAATCACTAATCTATGTGCCGATGTACCGGCTGCGGGATTGGAAATAAAAGCCTGGATCATTAACAGGGCGGACGTAACCTGGACCATTGACGGAGGAAACATTGTCCTACTGACCGCTGCAACAATGGAGGGTGTAACAGTTGCTTATCCTGTGACTGCTGTAAAGAAAGAAGCCAACGCGGGATTTGACGCTGTAATTGCTGACAACTTGCCTGATTCATACGCTCATAACTTTTCCTTTCAGCCTTACGCTCGGGACGCTGCCAGTATTTTAGCACTGGATTCGATTGATGATATTGTCCTGGTTGTTGAACTCAAAGGACCGAAAACCACCGGAGTATTTCAGGTATTTGGATTTGAAACCGGACTACATCTTGTAACAATGGCATACAGGGCCAACGATAATAACGGGATTCCTACATACGAATTCGCAACACGCGAGGGCGAAGGGGAGAAATATTCAAGGCGTGTGTTCTGGGATACTGATTTTGATACAACACTTGCTGCACTTGTAGCACTTGAAACTTAAAATATGAGTTGTTTAACTAAAATAGCCGCCGTAATTGTTAATACCTGTGCAAATGTACCCGCATCTGGACTCAAGGTTAAGGCATGGATACTCAATCGTGCTGATGTTACCTGGGGGGTCGGTGCAAGCGCAACATTGATTGTTACCGGAGCCAATGCATCAGGAAAACAGGCATGGGTAATGACAGCTGTAAAAAAGGAAATGGACGCTGGGGCGGATGCTGTTGTTGCCGATAACCTACCCGGACTATATAAGCATACTATAACCATTCAACCCTACGAAAGGGATGAGGATGCGATAAAAAACATTGATGATATGGATGATATTGTCGTTGTCCTGGAACTACAAGGCGGGGAAAAGGTCGCTGATCTGTATAAGGAGGGCAAATTCATTCTCCTGGGACTTGATAACGGATTGCACAAAGAAGCTGCAACATGGAAAGCACTGGACAATCATGGCATTCCCACATATACATTTTCGAGTAGGGAAGGGGAGGAAGAAAAATATTCCCGTTATGTATTCTGGGTTGCAGCTGATACATACGCGGCAACATTGGCAGCATTAGTTGCCCTTGAAACCCCTGGAATATAAATGAATATTGATGAATTACTTTCTTATTCATTTCAAGAGATAAGCGGCAATGGTAAGTTAATAGGAAGTCTTTTGCATTTGGCTAATAAATATTTTAACTTGCCAGCAACAGATTGCGAAACAAGCAGACATTATTATTACGAAAGGCTTAAAACGGTTAAAAATAAACCCATGACAAAGAAAAAAAATTACCTCGACAAAAAGTACATCCTGAGAAAAGGAGTATTGCCTTTAATTAATAACGTTCATTTCAACAATGATACAATAACGGACAGGATTGCTGAAAATTATATCAAGAAATTTCCTCTAGTTGTTGGCTTATTTATTACCGACAAAGAACGGAAAGTCCTTGAGGCAATGGACTCAGGTGCTCAGCACGTTGAGCAGGCACAGGTCGATCTACACAATGATCCTATCTTGGAACTGATTGTTGAATTGGTTGGGGCAGAGCAGTACGAGGAAGCCAGGGAGAAAGCCGAATTGCTTGACGGGGATGAGGTAAAGGAAGATTCTCTGAAATCTATTGATAAGGCAGAGGAAAAAGCTGTTGAGGATGCTATCAAAGCAGAGGAAGCCGATAAGAAAGCGGAGGAAGATAAGAAAAATGAGGCCGCTGCAAAAAAGATCGCAGACAAAGAGGCCGCTGATAAAATAGCCGCTGACAAGAAAGCAGAGGAAGCCGAAAAGAACAAGGTACCAGGGCCAAAATAACAGATATGAGGAATGAGCCATACCAGACCAGAGCAACGCAAAATCACAATAGGAGAACTGCCAGCACCATTCTTAGTAAAGGAGGTTAAGCAGGTAGGGATTGAATCATACGACTTAGACAACAACTATCCCTCTCGTATGGAGAGGCTTATCAACGGGTCAGTAACCGCGAAATCATCTGCGGGGATGCTATCCCGTTTTCTTATTGGTGACGGCTTCAAAGACGAGGCATTAAACAAAGTTGAGGTAGGTAGGGATAGATACGAAAGACCGATTACCGCTTATAAGTTACTCCGACAAATTGCACATTCCATTTCTTATTACGCTGGTTTTTATGTTCGCGCTCAATTCGATGCGAATATAAATGTTACAAAACTGGTTCATGAAGATTTCAGATATTGCCGTTTTGGTAAAAAAGATACTCAGGATTATTCAGGATTGATTGTAGTATATAACAATTGGGATAAAGCAAAGGGAAACAAGATTGAAAAAAGGGATTTATTGCGGGTCCATGTCTGGAATATGAATGAATCTGTTATTAAATCTCAGGTAGATAAAGCCGGAGGTTTTAGTAAATACAACGGACAGATATTCTTTGGCTTTGAGGATGAATATTATCTCTATCCGCTTTCTCCGGTTGATCCGGTTCATTACGATGCTGACACGGAAAGACAAATATCCATGTTCAAAAATGGAGAGGTACGCAGAGGATTTTTCCTGAAAGAAATCATTCATCATAATCGATTTGAAACCCAAAAAGACGCAGATGATTTTAAGAAAAAGATGCTGCAATTTCAGGGCGGGGGACACCAAGCATCATTCATGGTATTGGAAGGAACATTCGATGAAAAGGGAGTATTAAAAGAAGGTGAAAATATCAAGATCGAAAAGATCGATCAGAATATTGATGATAAGATTTTTGAAACCTATGAAAAATCAACGGTCAATAATATCCGGAAAGCATACAACGCTATTCCTCAGATATTGGTTGACTATGAAGACTCAAAACTTGGCACGACTTCCGGGGAGGCGCTGTTCCAGGCATCTGCATTTTATAATCAAATGACAAAGGAACTCCGAAGGTTTATTTCTGAATCGTTTGTTGAAATGTTTTCCCGGTGGAAGGATGAGGAATTAAGGGGCCAGGAATGGATTATCGAACCGGCCATACTTGGAGAGAAATCTGAGGGCGGTCCAATGATGCTCGAATTAAAGAAAAGGGAGGGTGAATAATGGCAATACTTTGGTCACATACCGAACAGCAAACGATTAAACCGATATCGTCTAATTTTGATCAGACTAAATTTGTTCAACTTCAAAAGGAAGTCCAGGTTGAGGAATTGCAGAAATTGCTTGGATTCGATTTCTATCAGGATCTTATTCAGAATGCATCAACAACCGCAAACGCTGCACTACTTGACGGGGGAACATACGAGGTAGCCGGGGTAACTTATTCATACGCTGGATTAAAGTTCACCCTTGCGTATTATCTCTATGCCAGGTATGTCAGGGTGTCGTATAAAAAGGATACTGCAGCCGGGTTTGTCCGAAAGAACCTTGAAGATTCCAGACAGTTAGATCGAGGCGAACAGGGTGATTATCACAAAGATTTCCGCAAAGTTGCCGGTAGTTATTGGGAGGAAACCGAGAAGTTTATCATTGCCAACGCATCCGATTACCCCTTTTATAATTGCGACTGTTCCCCGCGCCATTGCTGGGATGCAGCATCATACAGAAATAGTTTTTGTTTTTAAAATATAAAGATCATGAAAAAATTAATGCTTTTAATAACTTGTTTACTTCTATTTGTATCTATAAATGCTCAACTGCAAGAACAGCATGATACGCTTGTGGTTCCAGTTGGTGCAGATACCTTATTTTCTTACAACGGATTTGCGCCTAATGGATTAGGTGTTGAGATTGATTTCAGAACTGCGAATGCCTTCGATGGAACGCTTACCTTTGGTGGATCTGGTTCAAAAATTGATACCCTGAATGGAGTATGGGAAGATGAAAACAATCCATTTATACTCAATCTGACAAATTTTCCAGACACTATCGCCAGGATTGAAAGGACTGTCGGGAATTTCTTTCCTTCATTAGATATTTTGCTAACAAAAGAATCACTAACACCGGGGTTGAAATTTCCAATAACAATATATTCTGACCGATTTTAAACTAAAGCTATGAAAAAAATATTGTTCATTTTATGGGTTTTGATGCCAGTTTTTTTATTGGCTCAATCAGAAATAATTAATCTTGATCCTACAGGAGGAACTGCAAGCACTGATAGTTCTTTCCAATCCATTGAGGCAGACACAATTTATTTGGCTAAAGATTCTGTATATATAACAGCGGCGAATGGAGATTTAATAGCTGGTGGTGGTGCAGAGATCACAGAGATCACCCTTGATACTATGAATATGAACTATCTTATTGTAAATAGCCGAGTAGGTATTGGTGAATCCTTACCACTAGATATATTACACGTAACCGCAGATAATGCTTGTATAAGATTGGAAGATAATAGTGGGAATTATGGAAGATTAAAAGTTGGTAATTCTCAATTAACAATTCAAGCTGATCCTGATAATGTAGTTGCGAGTACAGACATAGT